ACCTTGCTAAATAAAGCAATAGCGTCAACTAGATTTCTTTCTACTCTGTAAAGCGTGTTCGCGATAACAAGGTAAGGAACCCCAGCAAGCACATGCGCCCCTCTACACTTGTCCAAAACGCTGCCGGCTATAAGGGACAATATTCCCTCAGTGCTAAACAAGTTTGCATCTGTCACAGTTGATGACTGAGGTACAGAAGGTCGCCAATTAACCGCCCTTTGAGCGCTTAATGGCAATGCGTCGGAAGTATAAAAGCCTGTTGCTATTGGTAGCGTAGTTCTCATTATATTTTAAACACCACGAAATCAACCCCCGTCACGGTAAGCGAGCCAGACGATAGGGCGCTAGTCGAGACATCAAAATAAACCCCGCCAACAACATAGGGATCTGTTTCAGAATTTACATATGTTGGCTGGTTAAAGGTAAGTTTTCTCCCTGAATCTGCCGCATGATTTTGTATTGTGTATTCATCCGAAACAACTATAGAGTTATCAGAAACTCGTTTTAACGATGCCGTTATTGTAATATTTTGAGTCGTAGTTAAAATTGGATGACTCACTATAATATTTGCTCGAACCTGATAGAGGGAATAAACATTATTGAATGTGTTTAAATTTGACGGAAACAAAAACTTATCATTAGTTTCGTCTGTGAACGTTGTTTGTGCAACATTTGATACATTTTTGAAGGCGGGCACGACACCAAGAGAAGATTCGCCAGCCTCTAAAAGCAAGGTATTGACGTTAAGCGAGCCGCCAGCAGCGATGACGCTAGACACCACACCGGTTGAATTTTCAATATGAAAGTTTTGAACCCTATAATCTAGCGCGATATTTGAAGGTGTCGCTAACTTGGTTGCTGACTTGTTAAAATATTCTAACTGGCTTGCAATATTGCCCGTGATATCAGAGGAAATTGTTATAACGCCCGCCGAGCCAACAACCGAAACACCGGCCCCGCTTACAATGCTTCGCCACAATGCTGCAGAAGCGGTAGTATCGTCAACTAATGTCACGCCAGTTTGATTAAAGGTAAAATCTGTAGCAAAGGTTACGCCGTTATAGGGGTTAATAACCGCAGATATACCAAATCCTGACGTTATATTGCGGATTGCGTTAGTAGCGCCCTGCTTATCTAGAATAGGCGTTCCGCTTGGGTCACCCTCTTGAACGATAGTCCCCGTAACATTTAGCGCGGCATATAAATCACTATCTAATATCTTTTGGTTTTGCCCGTTAGTAACAAAATCAAACGTGGTGCCAGAAGGAATAAGGGTGTTGCCTATAAAATTACTTTTCTTTGTACCTTTTACCGTATTATTAGTCATTTTCTGTACCTATATAAGTGCTTTTGCCTTCCGTATTTGAATAGAAAGCATCTGTATAGCGCCCGTCATGATTCCCAGAACCCATTGGGGTAGTCGATGGAAACTTTGAGGGCTGAATAATTGTGATTGCCTGTGCTAGCATCGTGCCCATCGCTCTATCTGCTGAAAATTTAATAAGCGGGTTAACTGGGGTCGTTGAATACTGAGGCCATAGTGTGAGAGCAAGGTTTTTTACCATGCCAAGTATTACACCGCTATGGACGGTCATCTCTTCATCAACACCTGATAAAGACGTATAGCCAAGAGCCACCAATTCAGGTCTGGCCATCATGCGATTAAGATACCGTAAGCCGTCGATAAGCTCTACAGGCTGAATGGGTGCCTTTGATTGAGTAACCTCGGCAAACGCTCGTGTAATAGCTTCTCTAGCTTGCATCTTCGTCTTCCGGTGCTATATAGCCGTTGTTTTCTGTAAGTATTTGATTCGGTAGGCCAGAATAGAACGTGTCGCCCCATGTGCCGCCGTAGTTGCCTGATCCCATCGCAAGTGTTGAAGGGTATGCCGCGTTTGCAATAGTGGGTAATGATACCTGTAATAATGTATTAAGCCCGTCTTGAGCTTGTTCGAATAAATCAGGGCTAGTAAGTGATCCCTTAAATGCTGGCGACATTTCAATTGCTAGGTTTTTTACCATAGGCTCCAATGCGCCATCGGGAACCGTCATTGCGTCATCCAAGTTGTCAATAATCGTGTAACCAACGTTAATGCCATTAATCGCAAAGTCTTGCATCATAGCATTAAGGTAAAATATGCCCACTTGCGCCTCGTAAGCGCCTATAGCAGCCTCCGAAGGTATAGCGACCAGCTCTTTTAGAGCATCAAGTATTACATCACTTGCCGTTTCGGTCATGCTTTACAACCTTATCTTGTTTCTTTGGATTGCCTAACTTCTGAAAGCCTTGAGAGGCAGCAAATTTTGCCATCTCCTGAGTATCTTTTAACTCAATAATAGAGCCGCTTTTACGTTTATATTTTATCATGATAGCCTCATAAAAAGGGGGCTTTTACACCCCCTTATAGGTTATGACCGGCCGAATGCTTTACCAGCAAAGAACGGATTAAGTGCAGAGTATGCAGGACGGAAATCAATACGTAACTTCTGTTCGTTCTCAAGGAAACCAACACCTTTAGATACACGGAATTGCAAGCCATCATTAGTGGTTGCAAGCGTATCTGTAGAGTGGAGCTTCTTAATAGGTACAGAACCAATTGCAAACGCTTCTTTGTGCCAGAACAAGTTCGGCTGAATTAGCGTACTAGCCGCGCCACCTAGCGAAATAACATCGCCAGACAAAGCCGCTTGTGAAACTGTATTGTATTGGCCAGCAGCTTCATAAATAGCCGGGCCAGTAACAACCAGCGTACCTGCGCCAGAACCGTTAAGAGTTACCGTTTCAGTTACCGTGCCAGTCCACAATACTGCCGCGCCAGTTTGATTAACAATCTGCTCACGAGTAGAAAGGTTAAGCATGTTCAGTGCGCCACTTGCTGCGGTAATAGTTACCGTTTCGCCAGCCGCAACAACTAAGTTAGCCTGAAACGCAGTGACAGCCATTGATTGCGTCATGGTATCTTTAGCAGCAAGATAGGTTACAGTAGGGCTTGCAGACAAAGTACCCGCACGATCCGCACCGGTGCCAGTAGTGTAGCTAGCCAAAGTGGTAGCACTTAAAACCTTCATGCCTGCAAAGTTAGGGTTAATTACCGCTTGCTCGTTAGCTGTCATTGCTCCAGTCTCACCGCCCAAACCTCGAACGTTGCCAGCTAGCGCAATTTGAGTGTAAGGGTTTACAGCCATGCAAAGCTTACCATCGCGAGGGATGCCAACTGATTGAGCTAAGGCGTTAGCTTCTGATACATGATCCCATGTTGAGATCGCGGTACCAACGGTGCCAGACGTTAAGCCAATGTTTTTCATCATGAACTGGCCGAAATCTAATTCCAGATCAGTGACGATGCGCGTCGCCATAGGTGCAAGCAACTCATCTAGCTGATCCATTTTTAGCGCTTCGTCCGCTTCATTATAATCAACAAACGCGGTAAAGTAAGGCTGAACTGTGCCTTTTGCCTGGCCTGTCACGATGCTTGACTTAGTTTCGCCGGAAACATCACCGGTCGCAGTACGAACCGACTTATAATCGGTTGGACGCTTAAAGTAAACGTTATCGCCTGTTGACGGGGTAAATTTACCGTCGAGCAGTTGAGTGTTTACATTTTTAGATAAAACACGGTCGTTAGTGAAACCTTTAATAAACGACTTTGCTATCTTCTTTTCAATATTACCGTCAAAATTGTTAGCCATGAGTGACTATCTCCTATTCGTAAGTTGCACCATCACCCGTACTTTTGTTGGGTACTGCTCCGCCGGTTAAAGTTGCGGCAGGGCTTGGCGCATTACTTGATTGTGGTTTAAGTAGAGCGGCTTTCTGTTTAACTTCTGAAAGTAACCAAGTTGCATCGTCAGATGTTTTTGCATATATAATATCCTGCATATCCAGCTGATTAGCTGCTAAATATTGGATCATTAGCCCACCCATTGGATCACTCATAAGGCGATTAACTACTCCGGTCATATTTTTTTTAGAGTCTTTAATCTGTTGAGCCAATATAGTTTGCGCTTTATCCAATACCGCATTATCAATACCTAGCTTTTTACTGCTAGACGTCAACGTTTCACTTAGTTCCTTTTGGTAATCAAAATGCTCCCGCTCTGATTTTCGTTTCGCTTCGGCCTGATCGTCCAACCTCTGTGATTCAGAAGCATCAAATCTAGCTTTCTGCTGAACAGCGTTTGCGTATTCCTGTATCTTATCCTCGTAATTATAGTCCCACGAGTCGGGTAATGATGGAATATCGACATTTGATAAAACAGGCTGAGCTTTTTGCTCCAACTCTTCGAGTCTCGTCTTAAGTTCGTCACGCTCACGCTCTGCTTGTCGTTGTGCAAAGGTTTGCTTGTTGATCTTCTTCTGAAACCATTCAGGGGTGTTTTCCTGCTCTACGCTATCCGTTGTATTTTCTTCACCCTCCACAGGGCTATCGGTGGCTAATGCCGATGGTTCGTTAACTTCGGGTTGCTCCGCCTCTACCGTCTGCGCTTCTTGTGCTTCGGGTTCGTCAAAGGTAATACCGCTGTCTTCGCTTTGTAGCTCACTCATAGTGTAAATCTCTTGCAGCCGCGAGAAGGTCGCGTACCTATACCCGTATTATCACATAGTTAGTATTTATGTAAACCGTTTAACAGATAGATAAAAGCTATAGTGCAGACGTAAAAAAACCGCAATTAAGCGGCTTATGGGTAGTAATTTTTGTTGCTCTACTTTTTACGGGGAGGGTATATTTGAGAAAGCACCTCATCCCTAGAGCATGACTTTTGGTGAATACAGTACTTAACTCCTTTCATTTTAAAGAATGAGAGCATAACTCTCCCTCCTCCCGTTTTTTTATAAAACTGGAGTAAGCCATGTGTTATATCAAAATGATCCGCCTCAATAATACACATCGACTTGTCGTCTAGAAAAACGGCAAACGTTTCCATCACTCTTTCCCCTTCACTTAAAGCAATTCCATGTGCCAAAATCTACTCGCCATATGATTGAGGTTGAAATAAGTACTGCGCTGCATGCCGCAATACACGAAACAATAAGGCTTCGGGTTAGCCAAAAACCTACACCGAATGCCAATATTGCACTAAAGGTTAATATTATTAGTACCCGCATCACTCTTTCCCCTTTAATTTATTCGCAGTTATCTACATACGCGGCATGCATGCTTGTGTATAGCTCTTCTGGAATTATTACGGCAGTAAAATCAGGCTCTCTACTTGCCAGCTTATACTCGATAATACAACCACCCTCTTTGATAGCTTCGCGTATTTGCTGCCGCTTCTCGTTAAAGTCTCGCGCTGTGAATATTTTCATTGCTTGTGATCTCCATTTCCATCTAATATCCCCACAGATTTTCCCCACTCTATCTCTGCATCGATAACCCTCTTGGTTAGCTTGTATTCGTATATGGCATGCACATATGCTGGCGCAAATGGAGGTGATCCCCGCCCGTTAAAAGTCAATTGACTTACCTGTAGAGCCGTTAGCATAGCATCCACCTCTTCCTGATTAACACATACCCTCTCAACATCAAACCCTAGCGCATCACATAGCGCTGTTAGTAGCTTCATTTCGTTAGTCATGATCTATCTCCGTAAAGCTAACGCCCTTTATGCCCTCGTGAGTAGTGTAAATCTTCATTACTACACCATCAAAATGCTTTTCATTTAGAGTGGCGGTAGTATCAGATTCACCTTTTTTGCAAATTCCAAACTCCCCTATTTTTGGTGTTATATCAAAGAATTGACTTAAAATCTCGACATTCTCCACCAGATCATTAGCGACCGTTCTAGCATAAACAAGCGATGCTCTTCTCCTTTTTTCAATATTTGAAATTTCGCTTAAACATCCATGCTTTTGCGTTGCTGTAAAAAAATCCTCAAACCATCTAAACATAATCTAACCCCCTGTTAATGTGTTTAACAGTATATATAAATAAAACCCCACAATCAAGGGGGATCTATCTTTTAAGGACTCTACTGGTCAACGGCATCTATTATATCATCCTGCTGGTCATTAACAAGTTCGGTCTGTTGTGCGTAAGTTTCTACGCCGCTTTGACTAATAACCGCATCAGCACCCATTGATTCGCCCAGTATCTTCAAGGTTTGCGCTTGAGTGTTAAGGTTGTCAATGATTGATGCTTGCCCGTCCATCATGGCCTTATTCATGGCCTGCTGATCACTAGACTGCTGCGCCTGCTGCTTTAGCATTAACGTTAATTCCAAAAGCTGTGTTCTATCGGCTGCAGTTTGATTCTTTAACAAGCTATCCTGCTCCTTAATGCGTAGCTCTTCTTGTTTAAGCTGCGCTTTAACCTGCACGTCTGCCGTCTCAGCCTGCACTCGCCCTATCTCCGCGTCAGCTATCTTCTGCTCTGGTGTTTGCTCTGGTGGCTGCTGTGCTGCCGCCTGTTGAGCTTGTGCCATTTGGTCGCGTTCTTCATCAGTCAATTGCGATTCAGGGATAGTGCCATTTCTTACCATCATTGCGCGTAAACGTTCAGCCGCCAAGTCAGCACCTGGCGCTTCAATATTTTTAAGTTGAATGTCAGCAGTAAGTTCGCCAAAGCCGGGTATTGACATGCTTAGCTTCTCAAACGCTTCGACTGATTCTTGTTGGCGGTTCTTGAATGCTTTGCCAGCACTGCACGTTACATCATACTTGCCTTGAGTTAAGTCATTAAGCTTAACGGTTTTACCGGTATCAGTATCAACGACGCTTTTGTTTAGCTCTACCATTTCAAACTCCCCGTTTTCGCCAAGAATGCGTTTTTGAGAAGTTGAGTCATAACCATTAGGAAGTGCATTAACCAAGATCACACCCGTACGGCAGATAGCAACCTCTTGCGGCCTAAAGTAATGGATGGTGCCTGTGTCCATCTTGTTTTGTAGTGACTGAATAGCAACGCCAGACATACCACCACCGCCTTCGCCATTAGCAAGAGGGGATCGTGACGC